TTGCTACATAACCTGTCGAAGGATATTTCCCCCTTCATGTAGTACTTAAGTGAGATGCAGTCTTGAACAGCACCAATCGGAAGGAAGGCTATTCTGTCCTTCGGAAACTTCTTCTGCCTTTTGGCTTGCTCTTCATATCTGCTTTTTTCTCTCATGACAGATCCTCGACTGTGAATAAATCCATTACAGGATCTTCAGAGAGAGCGAGAGCAAATTCGATTGCTTCTTCGCCTTTGTCTTCAAATGCATGTCTGAGTGAATTAATTGCCACAGCAAGGTCGAGAATTAAATCTTTGCCCTCGCCTTTGACTTCGCACCGTCCGTTTTCAACCTTCAGCATGTTTCACCTCAGAACGGCAGATCATCCGAAGAGATGTCCAGTCCGTATTTCGCAGCCATTTCGACTTCCGGCGAAGGCTGTGGCTGATAATTGTTGTACTGCGGTGTGTATTGTGGCTGAGAAGGCTGATTCTGAGCCGTCTGAGCGTAATTCTGCTGAGGAGCGGACGAATACTCATTCTGCTGAGACTGTGCCTTCTTGGCTTCAATTTCGACACTGTCGGCTACCACCTCAGTAACCGTGATATTCTGACCATCTCTTGCGTAGGTGCGTGTGGTCAGTTTGCCGTCAACACCGATGAGATCACCCTTGTGTGCATACTGTCCGAGGAATTCTGCTCCCTGTCTCCATACAACGCAGTTGAAGAAGTATGTCTTGTCTTTTTCTCTCTCATCGTTCTGAGCAATGGTGAATGATGCCACCGACAATCCGCTCTGAGTCTTGCGGATTTCGACATCCCTTGTAAGTCTTCCGTTGATTACAACTCTATTCATGTGTTTCTCCTATCATCAGCGTTCCGCTGGTTTCTATGGCAAGCTGTGAAATGCTCTTGCCTAGCAATGCTCTATCCACTTCCTGTGTAGCGATAGATTCGTAACTCTTCATGAATCTTGGCTTTTCATACGCTTCGATGTCATGAGAGGTTGTGTGGAATGCGAGTTCAACCAAATCAGCCGGACTGTAGATTTTCTTTACGGCTGAAGGCAGTTGCTCCCATTCTTCTCTGATTTCGTCTGGTCGTTCGCTTCCGATGTTTGACCAAACCTTCCGTACCATCTTCCATGCTTCGTCAGCATCGAGTACCCTGACACCTGAGATTTCTTTCATGTACTCACGGATAATTCCAAGCGGTGGAACAAATGATGTCTTGTTATCCTGTATTGCCTTGAAGACGGCAGACTGTACCAGTTTTGCATCTTCGTTTTTGAATGTTTCGTACCACAGCTGAAGAAGCATCTGACTTCCTGTAGCTGTGTGGTTGGTGAAGGAGTTCGGATATGTCTCCTTCAGAAATGAGAGAATGTTTCTTACTTCTTCGTGTGTCAAAATGCCCATCCTTCCTGTTTTGGTTTCTGTTTCGGTGTGTTTTCTCTGCGATCCCAGTTTCGGACTGTTGCTTTCCAGTCCTTCATCTTCTTGTTTCCGACCATCCACCCATTTGCTTCGTAGTAGTCGTAGAAGACATCCGGCTTCACATTGAACATGTTCTCGTTGATGTAAGCAGCCACTTCATCGAATGATGGTTTTACAAATATATTTCTTTTATTCTTTTCATTCTTTTTATTCTTTTCATTCTTGTTTGTGGTCGCTTGTTGGTCGGTTGTTGGTCGGTTGTTGGTCAGTTGTTGGCCATTTGTTGGTCGCTCATCAATGTCATACTCTTGATAAAGTGCGTAATTTACTACAGTTATGAGCGTAAATTTGTTGGTCGATTCCGTGCGTATTTCGCCAGTGTTTTTTAGTTTGTCGAGAGCAGTGCGAATCTGCCTTTCTGACAGCCCAGTTTCCTCTGCCAGTTTGTGCCTTCCGACCACACACTGCCCTCTCTCAACCTCTCTGCCCTTCCACCTTTCACCTTCGTGATTTGCCTTCAAGAGCAGATGCAAGAACAGAACTTTCACAGGTACATCGGTGTACCATTCCCACTTCGTGAACTTGCGATGCAACTTGATCCATCCGTTATTCATTCAGTGTGTACCTTGAAACTCTCACCTTCTGACCGTAGCGGTTTTTCACCGTGACGATCTCTGTTTTGATGTCGTAACCCATGGCTCTCAAGTCATAGATTCTTGCCGATAACCGCATACATGCACAGTGCGTTAATGCTTCAAGAGGAGTGATGCTCCCATGCTCCTGAATGTATGCGAGGATTGCTTCACAATGTGTCATTAAATCTTTCTCTCCATGGCTCTGTATCAATGCCGTCCATCTCTGCTCTTTCGATTGTCTTGTCGATGAGCATTGCCATTTCTTTTGTGTCGAGCTGCGAAGACCCATAGAAACATTTCAGCATCCACATTCGTTTTCCGTTGTAGACTCTGCTTTCTAGGATCTTCACAACCCGGTACACAAGTCTCAGCCGTTCAAGAATCTTCTCATCGGCAAGTACCATCATGTATTCGTGCTTCGCTCCGCTTGCTTCTATGAGCTGGCAGTAGATGTTGAAGTCATCTGCCGTGTTGCCGTTTTCCTTCATTGAGATTTGTCCGAGCAACTCCCACAGATAGCGATTCTGAGCCTTTGTACGCTTCTTGTTCTGCTTGGTGATGGAGATTTCATAATCTCCGCTTTTCAGCTTCTCAAGGGCTTCTTTCGCCTTCCAAGAGCATTCAAATGAGATGGTGGCTTTTAATTCTGTGACTGCCGTCTTCAGATTCTTTGCTGTGATTAACATGACTACCTCACAAATAATTGCGGTGAAACAATCTGATCCACATCTCTCTGGGATGCTCCATCTCGAATAACGCTTGGCATTCCTGTTTCAGCGTTCTCTGCAACGCAGCTCCTTCTTTTGTTCCGTGCAGATTTTCATGCTCCTGTTTGGTCAGCCATATCCACAAGCCGTACTGTTCCGACAGCTTTCTTGAATATTTCGTACCGTTCATGATGTGGTGGAATTCGATGTTTGTGTGGAGTCCAGAGATGTAGGACTCTGCTTCTGATTCCGGCACATCACCCTGTAAGATTGACGGTACGTTCGTGTATCTGTACTTGTATGTCATTTCTTACTGAGAACACCTTTCATGACTGCGATTACTCTTGCCATGGCAGGTAAGTCTGTAAGCAATGCACCGCCGTCAACCGTGGTGACTTTTGCAGTGTCACAAACAAACTTGATGAAGTTCGGATCATGAACATCGACACCTTTTTTTGCGAGTTCTCTTGTCAGATTTGAGTATTCAACCGCCATGTCTGCTTGATTGTACGGAGAAGGTGCGTTCAGCAGTTTCTCTTCTTCGTCATCAACAGGCTGTGAGTCCATGAGATCGTTCTCAGCAATCTCCATCGCATCCATCCACAGATACCTTCTGAGATAAGTTTTCTTTGCACCGAGAGACTGAATAGCTGTTCTCATGTCAACCTGTGCTGTCGGCTGTGTGAAGACAATGCACTCATCGCTGTTGTCGGAGTTAATGATTGTGAGTTCAGCGGTTTCGGGATATGTGATACGCTGAACAGTATTCGTTTCACCCAATGGAATTTCTTCTGTATGACTGGGATTGATCTTGAAGACTCCGCACAGACCAACCTCATCGAAGATTTTCAGCGTTTCCGGCAAGAAGTCAGACAGTTCAAAGTAACTGAAACCAATCTCCTTCCATTCGCCTGTGTGCTTGTCCTGATACCTCTGTCTGTTGACTCCGCTCTTTTTCAGAGCCTTGCCAGCAAGGATTGCTCTCGCTTTTGACAGCTTCTTTGCTACCGACCAGTTTTCATATTCAGCCATTGTTTTTCTCCTTCTTGAAATTGACTCTGTATGAGCCTTTCTTCGGAATGAACATGCGGTACTTTTCGAAAACACCGTCTGCCTTCATCCGTTCTTCGTTGACTGTTTCAGTCATGCTGTCTGCCGTCCGGCTTACACTGAGATAATCTGATTTGAATGATGTGATGCCGTTTTTGTTCATCGCTGATTTCAGCGGTTTCACAATTGCATCTCTCTTGTCTGTGAGTTCTTTGATTGTTCTGTCGAGAGCCTGTGCCTGCTTCAGAAGATTTGCAATTTCTTCTGTGACAACAATCTGTCCGTCCTTGACGATGATTTCGTATTCGCTCATGTTAAATCTCCTTAATTGATTCAATGTGGTACTTTCCGTATCCTTCACCTCTGCGAGATCCGATGCCGATGAACTCGCCGGATGCCTGAATGAGTTCGCAGATTGTATCAAGAGGAAGCACTCTTTCAAGATACTTAATCTCGATTGTGCAGCTCCATCCACGGAACACATTCTGCTGTGTGATGACATTCGGATTACCAATGGCATTTGATACGGCGAGGTGCTGATCATATCCAACCTCAGCGAATGAAATCGGATTGATATTTGAGATGTTGATTGTTCTTGCAAAGTCTGTGCCGTTCTTCTTTGTGGCTTCCTTGAAACCGAATGACTTGAAAGTTTCTGTCAGAGAATCCTTGAATGCCTTGCCAAGAATGCACGGCTTGTTTGTTTCCATGTAACGCTTCCATTCTTCTTCGGTATAGAGTTCATGATTGTCATCGTGGAATTCGATGGGATTCAGCCAGTGAACGGATGTGATGAGTCTTTCCCACAGGTTATACGGTTGCTGATATTCAGCCGGAACCTTTGTTCCCTTGGGATGCGACTGAATGAAGATCTGTTCACGTTCAAACGAACGTGCCTTCTTGCAGAGGATGAGGTCTGTGTCTCCAACGAGTGCGATAGCGACTTTCTTAATGGGTAATCCCGTGATTTTGATTTCTTTTGTTGCCATGTTCTTTCTCCTTTGTGTTATTTGTTCTCGCTGATTCAAAGCACATAATGAGATGATTTGTGCTGTTTTTTCCTGTGGTTAGATATTTTGTTCTGACATGCGTTGTTCTGAATGAACCTGTTCTGTCCTTGCACCTGTGACCTCATTAGGTGCTGTGAACCAGCGAGTGTTTTCCTAGTTAACGGCATGTATTCCGCAAATAAGCTGACCTTGTCGAATTTTGTTATGTTATGACCTGTTGTGTTTTAGATTGTGTTCAACTGTCCTTGCCTATTTACGGCATAGATGCCGTTAACCAAGATTGTTCCCGTTGTTAACAGCTTTGGTATCCTGTGTAGTCGAGTTTTGTGCTGTCCTCTTATGCAATGTTGTGCAAAGAATTGTCCGTCCTACATAGGATATGAAAGCCGTTAACCGATTGCAGACTTACAAAACCGCATTGTTGAGTATTCTGGTGGCATGTTCTGTAATGCAGTTTATTGATCTGTCCTGTTTCCTTTTTCCGCTCAATGCGGTCATCTAAATCTGCAATCCGGGATGGTTACTGGTTTAAGTCGATGCGTTGTTCTGATCTGATTTGTGCTTTTATGCAGTGTTTTGCGCTTTAATACATTGCGTTATCCTGCGCTCTCAGTGCCAATGCACCGAAGTAAACCAGTAACCGTTGATCGTTAGCACACAGAGCCATGCCGGCATGAGGTGTTCTGTCGAGATATGTTTTGTAAAGTTATGTTATTGCGTATCGTCTATTGTTCGACTTTGTTCAAGCCAGCACGGCTATCTGTGCCAACGATCTGAAATATTCAATTTTTAACTGTTGATGATTCTGTCGATCTCATCGATGACTGATTCCAGTTCAACGATGCTCTTGTATCTTTTCTTGAATGCTGCGAGTTCCTCTTTTGCCTGTTTCAGCAACCGGGAATACTCGTCATCATTTCTTACGGTGAATGTGACAGGCTTATATGCCTTTTCTTCTTTGTCTGTCTGAATGAGTCTGTATGCCACAGGCTCTTTGTTCTCCTGTGTTACAACAACCTTCAGGGAACAGCAGATCTGTCTTGCGGTGTGGATTCTCCACTTCTCCGCAGCCGTTGTGTCATTCCAGTCGAAACATTTATGCAGTTCCGATTCTTCGTTTTCTCTTGCATATGCGAGAATGTCTTTCGGTGTGTATGAGTCACCGATTGTCTGAATCTCTTCGTATACCTTCTTGGCATCAGCCTTGAAGCCAGTGCCGATCCATCTGACTGTGTTACTCATTGTTGTCTTCTCCACACTTGATGTCCTTTGCCCATTCAACACCGCTGTTTTCTGCCGGAGTGGTTGGCGTTCGGAAGAGAACATATCTCTCACGGACGTCTACAAGATTTTTATGATCAGCATCTGTCCGCTCATCCAGTCTCTTGATGTCCTTGGCAATCTCTTCCAGTCTTGCGGTGATTTCATCGATGCTTTCTTGATGAGCATTGATTTTGATTTCGGCTAAGTCGAGATCTTTATCGATTGATTCATCGAGTTTCTGAATTTTCTCGGACATGTACTTCAGATGTTCGATTTCCATGTTCGTGTCAGCGATGTGATGATTCAGTGTGATGTTGAGATAGATGGTTACTGCCATCACTGTGATGACTGCTACTGCAAGTGCGATGCTCATTTCAGCACCTCTGCGAAGTCTCTCGCATTCTCAAGGTGTTCATACAGTTCATCGAGGTTGTCGTACTCTTCATCTTCCTTTTCGGTCATTTCCCGGTCAGAGTAGGTAGCAAGTTCCTGTCTGACTTCATCGAGCATGGTTTCGATTGTTTCGTACCAATTACGCTTTCCGATGGTGTACGGTTTCAACCAGCAATCCCAACCGCCCTTCATGTTTTCGTCAGAGATAGCATGTAAGCCGTCTTCGTCTTCATACGTTGATGAGTTCCAGCCGTATTTCTTTGTGTATCCGACTTCCCAATATGGATGGACATCGGCACTGATTGTTCCCTTCTTAGCAACCACAATGACGATGCCGTCTTTTTCGGGATGTTCTGTGAACGGTGCTCTTTCAAATACCTTCAGGCTCATAAGATCACCTCTACAATCTTTGACAGGATGGTTAATGCAAGTGCTGCGATGTCGAAGAAGATTAAACAGTCGTACAGGAAACCGATATCTTCTTCAGAGATTAAGTTTTTGATTTTCATAACGATTCTCCTTATAATGGGAGTGTCTTATTTTGGAGAGACACTCATGTGCGGTACGGTTTGGTAGGCTGACCGCATTTTAATTTTTCGATGACGTCTTGATCGGTGATTCCGGCAAGCTTCATAACTGTCTTTCTTCGAACATAATTTGTAGTCATGTAATCGCCTAACTTTTCTCTGTCGAGATCGTAGGCAAGTTTGAACATGCTCTTGCTCGTCTGGTAGGAAAGACCTGTGAATCTTTGCACTTCGGTTGCATTGTGAATGTAGAAATCTGTTGCGATTTCATCAAATGTTCTGACTCTCCTTGACATTTTCTTTACTCTTAGGTTGATGATTTATCAACCTGCTGTGTAAAAAAAATATCGGCAATTTCGTCAGGTGTCAGATTCAGCACCTTGACAATCGAATCAATCTCTGGTGCTCTGAAATCTCTTTTATTGTTCATTTTGTACGATAAAGACTGCTTTGAGATCCCAATTGCTTCAGCGAGTGAATAAGCTGTCATGCCGTTTCTGACAATTGCTGCTTTTAACTTGTTGATATCTGTCATCGCTTCTCCTTTCTGTGGTTGATGTTTTATCAACCGTCTTCATAGTACATGGTAGTTGATTTATTGTCAACAACTATTTAAAATATTTTTAAGGAAGGTGAAAAAACCATGTCAACAACAATAGGAGAACGAATACGCTCGTTGAGAGTGCAACTTCATATGACCCAGTCTCAGCTTGCCAAGATTACTGGCTATTCCGATAAAACAGCAATCAGCAGAATTGAAAACGGCGAAAACAAACTGACTCAAACCAAGATACAAATGTTTGCTGATGCTCTTGGTACTGACCCACTGTTCCTTATGGGATATGTGAATGAGCCGTCAGCAAAAGTGACACCAACAGCTACAGGAAAGCAAATAAAAAAACAGTCTGTCGATTTCGATATAGAAACAGCTTATCGAAACGCAGACCCTAAAACACAGAAAGCAGTCAGAGTCCTTCTTGGCATCGAATAAAAGGAAAAAAGGCACGGGGCTCATTACCGTACCTTTCTTCCTAACACAAGGAGAACAATGAAATGCCTGACTGCAAACCGTTACCACCAACGACATTGCATATCATACGGATTTTTAAACGAAACGCAAGGATAAAATTATGCCCATTTACAAAGATTCTAAAAGAGGTACATGGTACATTTCCTATCAGAAGAAAGACCCTGTTACCGGGAAAGTAACCACTTCAAAGAAGCGAGGATTTGTCACGAAGCGAGAAGCTGTTCAAGCCGAAAAGGAACTGCTGTTTGCTGACGCAAGGTCTGATTCGACTTTTGCTGACATCGTGAAAGTGTGGGAAGATGCCAACCAAGCATCCGACCAGACTCGGCAGAAACACCGTGAACACTTTGAAATCCGTTTTCCATACCACACCATGAAGTTGGAATCCATTTCTAAGGCGATTCTGAGCCAATGGAGAGCCGATCTCGCACAGGATGACAGATTCTCCACCACCACAAAGAACCGCACCATATCGTATGTAAAAAGCGTGTTCCGCTTTGCTCACAACACATATGACTTGCCGAATACTGCAAGCTTCTTAAAACCGCTGCAAAAGACCGATGCCGAAGTGATTGAAGAGATAGACAAGGAATTGAACGTATGGACTGTCGAAGAGTTCAATCAGTTCATTGCAAAGGTAGATCACCCTGTTTACTCTGTGTTCTTCTGCTTTTTATTTTGGACTGGCTGTCGCAGAGGAGAAGCCATAGCTTTGCAGAAAAAGGATCTCAAAGGCAACTCTGTGACAATCAAATACTCTCAGAGGACACAGACACAAGGCTTGAAGCCCACCAAGAAGCGTACAGTGCGCACAATCAAAATAGATGATATCTTGGTCAGCCAATTAAAACCACTTCTCAAAACGCAAGGAAACTACGTTTTCGGCGGTGAAGCTGGATTATCCGTGAACATGATTGATACATGGTTTCACCGTGGCATCAAAGAGAGCGGAGTAAAGAAGATCCGACTTCACGACTTAAGGCACTCACATGCTTCATGGCTGATAAACAACGGAGTGAACATCGTTGCTGTCAGCAAGAGACTAGGTCACAAGGACATCACAACCACGCTGAACACATACACTCACCTTCTGGAATCGACTGACAATGGCATGATGGAGAAAATAAACAGTGCAAAATCATGCCAAACTCATGCCACGGCATGAAAAAACCCAGTATTTACTGGGCTTTTTTTAATATGGTGCGGATAACAGGATACGATTATATGGCTTTTTAGCACTTCATAAACATTCAAAAACCGCATAAAACCTGTATATTTCATCATAAGCAAACATGGCTTTTTGAGATTTCATGCCACAGGTCATGCCACAAAAAAAGCCTATATGCGCAACTACAGACCTTTTTTGTGTATTTAAGCACACTTATGACCATGTTCCTTCACGAACAGACAGAGTATATATCAAAAAGAAAATAAAAAAAAGACCGCTTTTTACGGCGGTCTAAAACGATTCGTTCAAGGGGAGCAAATCCTTTCTATTTATTTAAATTTGAGTGCGTGAAATCGTTTTTCTTTAATGAATTGCAAAAAATGTGCCCTTTTTGTTTCCGGAGTATTTAATTGTCAACCAACCGTGAGCATAGGCGATTCTCACCGCTCCTTTTTCAAGAGTATAAAGCATCACCGCCGATGTTTTGCTAACAAAATTTCCGACATTCAAACATGATGGTTGATAATTTCGTTCTGATACTCGTCTCTGACTTCTCGCAGCTTCTCGATGCCATTGCCATCTATCATGTGATTAACAATGGCATTGAGTGCTTTGGTTGTGTATCTGTCTGTGGCTTTGCGCTCCTTCTCGGCACTTTCAAGATCTTTGATTCTCTGTTCGTGATTCTCAATCTGCTTGATCGGAGTCAATGCCCATTTCAAGAACGCTACGACTGCGGTGATACCACCGACTACCCATACCAACTGGGCAAATGAGATTGTGATATCAGTATTCGCCATCAGCGTTACCCTCATACTCTTCCTTTTTTGCTTTTTCGTACTCGGCAACGCTCATCTTAATGCATCCGGCAAGGAATGCACCAAACGCTGAAATAATGGTTGTAGCAACCGCTGTGAACTGCCAGTCAAGAGCAAGACCGACTACACCAACGAATGTTGCAAGCGAAGGAATAAAGTAAATTGCGATCCATTTTATTAAATCGTATTGTTCATCACTCAGTTTCATAGTTTAACCTCATTTCTGATTTCCGATGAATACACCGTTCTTGTCAAACATCACTGGTACATGGTGCTTGCCAATGAACATAGCACCATTCTTGCCGAAGAAATACCACTTCCCTTTGAAGACTACCCAACGGGAAGCAGCCATCACTCCATGGTCGAGCATGAAGTACTTGACTCCATTCTCTGTGACGAACGTTCTCTTCTGCATGTTGCCGTTTGCATCTGTGTGGTAAACCTTGCCGTCTACAATGACGAACTGGTTCTTCAGGACTGTTCCATCCGGCATCTTTGCTTTGCCGTCAACCCACTGTGGTTTCTGCTCTTGAAGGGCATTGAATCTGAATGCTCCAAGGATATCCAGTCTTAGTTTGACTGTGGTATAGCCACCATTGCCACCTTGATTCTGTCCGAAGATGTACGCATATCCGTCTTCTTCGGCATATCTTACGAACATACCGACATGAGAAGAAGGACATGAACTGCCGACTGCCCAGAAGAGCCAATCGCCCGGTTTCAGCTCCTTCGGATTTGTAATGAACTTAACGTATGCTGAATACTGGATTCTGTATTTCCAATATCCGTCAGCCCAGTTTGTTCGTGTTGGATAAACAGGAACTCCAATCCACTGGCAGAAGCGTTTGAATGCATCTACACACTGCGCTCCGTATGCTCCGTCAAAATCATCGACCTTGCCACTGAAGGCATTAATGAAGTCTTGCGCTGTCTTTGCCATACAACTCCTTTCAACTTGTTCGTAATTCTTTAAAAACCTCTTCCAGTTCTTCATCCGAAAGAGGTTGCTTATTTTTGTCTTTCATAATTTCAAAAGGAGCAGCTTTTCACCGCTCCCTGTTCTTATGGTATTTAACTTGCTTGTAACTTGCAGACTCGTCTGCTTTTTGAACAATCTCGTCTGCTAAATAATACAAGATCGTCTGATTTAACGCATTTCTAACGCTTTTCTAACGCAAATTTGCGTTAAACGAAGAAAACCTCTGCCTTTCTCATGCTCTTATGTAGAGAGAGCTTTCACTGCCACTCCTCGGAGATCAGCGGGCGCATTTTGTGATTTAAAGTTTCCTTTAACTAAATAACACTGGCAAGGATTTGCACCTTGCATAGAGTTGTCTCCAAAATGCCAGTACTCTTGCTTGCGCTCAACGACGATTCCAACTCCTTACGTGTAGTGTCTACCTATTCCACCACAGTGTCATTGTTTCCTTTAAACTTCAGTCCATCCGTACTCTGATGGCTCATAAACATTCGCATCAATGTCGGAAACCCAGTGCTTTCCTTTATGGGAAACCTTAGCACCTTTAGCATATGCATCATGCGCTCCTGTAGGCTGAATCCAAGCAGGGAATTCGATGCTAGGATCATCAACCCGTACCCATAAGGATACGGCTTCAGAAGGACTCCAATCAGCTTGTGCAGTGTGTGACTGAAGGCACTTGTAAAGCGTTCCTTCATATCTCACTCTGTCACCCTGTTCATAGCTTGCAGATTCGTTCCACTTCGGGAAGAGTTCAATTCCTGTCAGTGCTTCTTCATCGGTCAGATTGACCGCTGTCTGTTCGATTAAGGCTCTGAGCCTATATGCTTTTTCACGGTTCATTCTGCATCTCCTGTAATGATAGCAAGCAGTTCTTCGGCTGTCGGTTCAGCCACTTTGATTTCCCATTTCTGAACGATCTGATTGCCTTCCTGTCCCCAATAAGGTTCTGCGTAATATCCTTCTTCTGTTGCAGGTGCTTCGGTTCTGATTACAGGGAACCAACCCTGTGCGATGTATTCGGCTTCTGAAGCGTTCCAAACCTTTGCACCGTTGATAATCAGAAATTTAGGTGCGTATGTCAGAATGCTTTCTGTTAATTTTGCGTATCTCATACATCTGCTCCTTTCGTGAATGAACCACTACCTTCGTTTGTGAGGAATGCTTCTGTGATTAAATCGAACATTCCGATCACACCATCACTTTTTCTGTAACATGGAATCAAGTCATGATAGCCTTCCATTGTAAGCCTGTAGACTTTTGCAGATGCGTAATAGAAAGACGTACTAGCGTTTGACTGCGTTCCGAAAAGCGAAAGAGGTCTTCGTAAATTAGATTGAACGATACCTGTTGCTTGACCGCTTACTCCGTTTACGTCACCGGTTAATATGATGTTTGAACCCGGAAGATAAGTAAGATGAGCAACGGCATGGGTACCCGCGCCTACATTTAATTGTAGTTGACCACCGATGGTATACCGTCCGTTTGAATGTCCAAACCACATACCACCTGAACCCGAATATCCAAGCAACGATGACCCTGTCACTGATTCACATTCAATCGTGATTTGAGCATTCGGTATAAAGGTAGGCTCAACCGTGATTATTTGTGCGCCACTGCTCTGAATAAACTCAACCTGCTGATATTCAGAAGGAATTAACGATCCCCCGTCAGAAGGCTCTGTCAGCATTGACCTTCTTCTCAGATTGCCTACCATGCTGTCACCGTTCCAAACCCATCAACAATACTGATTTCATACGTCTTGTTTGCTTCAACTGCAAAGTCAGAAGGCATATTAACTGTCTGAGGAAGTGACAGTGTAGTTGCTGTTGCTCCGCTTGTGAATCTGAAATGATACTCATTTACATATCCGCTGACTTCTGTGCCAAGCGTGACAATCAAAGAAGCAACTTCGCCGAACACATAGAATTTATTCGGATCAAGTGCCTGCGTGACTGCCGTTCCCGAAACTGTGATCTTTTCCATAAGTGTATTTACCTCCACGCTTGCATATTCTGAAACATTGTATGTTCCGTCTTTTCTGATATTCAGCGTTCCTGTCGGTGTGATACCTGTAGGAACATTTACAACCACCTCATCATTCAGCGTTGTATCATATGTTCCATTTGCAGTTACATTTCTGCTTGTCTGAGCGACCAAAGCACCGTTACTGACCACCTTGCCTTCATCTGAAGCACTGTAGCTGTTCGGTACATCAACATGAGCCGTTGCAAAATCTGTCACATCATGGTCGCCGTTCTGCGTGATTTCTTTTGTACCTGTAGACGGATTCGGCACGTTTGTTGTGATTTCAGCTGAAGCGTATCTCGCAACGTTCCTTGTGATAGTGCCGTTCTGAGTAATATTAATTTCAACTGTTCCTTCGGCTTCACCGCCACCGCCTGCACCGCCGTTATCATAGATTTTCTGCAAATATTTCTCTCGCCGTGTGAGCGGAGTCATATCGCTAGGCAGTTCTGTTTCACCTGCGATTGCTGATAAGTAATGCTCTTCTCTTGTCAGTGGCTCAATGCCTGAATCCACTCCATCGGAAATCGAATTGAGAAGACGTTCTTCTCGTGTTATTGGATTTAATTCACTCATAAGTTACCTCTCTTATGCATCTTCTGTAGGTGGAGTTACTGGTGTCGGTAAAGGTGTTTCTTCTTCGCTTACCTCTGCAAATGTCACTTTTTTGTAAGTGATGTTCATAGGACTCTGTCCGACCAGTAAATACTCATTGCCAACCCATGCACACCCTTCAACCTCTGAACCGCCCAAGGTGATAGTGTGCTTGATTTCAGCAGTCAAAGGATCAAAAGCATAAACACTCTGACCGTTCGTGCTTGTCACCCACAGCAATCCGTCATAGTAATCTGAACCCTGTACACACTTCACAAAATCCCTTTGGACTACTGACAGCAGGGTCGGTGTATAGGTATCATCGCCGTTATCAATAAGGTTTGAATAATCCCAAGTAGACAAAATCAGCTTGTTTGTGCCGCCTTCATCGCTGTTATAGTTCGATGTGGTATAACCAAACATGTACATCTTTTTTGTTGTCGGATCATATGCACTTGCAAGTTTATAGCCACCATATTCAACTGTTGTCGGAATATAGAGGGTTTTAACCAGTGATGTTCCGCTCCTTGTGATACGGTTAACCCACTGATTTGTATACGACCCAAGCACTACTAGCAAAGGAAACTCATCGCCTTGCTGATAGTATTCATCAGTAAAGAAAGCACTTTGTCCGTGATAACTTTTGCAATACATCTGTGATGCTATTGTTTCACCTGTCACAGAAACAAGGCTGACTTTATCATCCGACTGAAACTGAGCGATAACTCCGTTATGGACTGCAAATCCTTGATAACTTGTGCCAGTCAAATTGAACAAACTGGAAATGGTATAATCATCATAATCATACATCGGATCGCTTTGATCTTTTCGGTATATGATATTCCCATTTGAATCATAAGCAATGCTCAATTCGTTTCCACTTGCATCGTATACCCGTGTTAATACATTTCCATTCGCATCATACACGCTCATATTATGCTCCAACTCTGATCTTGAGCGACTTCACCACGGAATAGTAAGAATCGCTTGTCGCATTTACCTGCATGATGCTGTTTGAAGCAGTAGCGTTTGATGTAGCAGATACATTTGTTGCGACCTTTGCATCGTTAATATAAACATCTGCAACCGTTCCCTTCAGAACAATACGCACCTTATATAATGTGTTATCAACCGCATCCGCAATAACAGTATTTTCACTGCTACTTGGTGTTGCATTATAAAGCAGTCTCCACTTATTACCATTTACATAAACAGACAATCTATTTGTGGTGTCCTTAACTGCTGAGATTCTTAAATTTTGTGCAGTTGTTCCTGTAGACCATACACCGTAACATTCAACTTCAATAGTGCCGTATCCGTCTGACATGGTTTTGATCGCCTGCCCGCTCTGAGGAAGAATCTGATAAAAAGAATTTCCATTTGCTGTGAGTTTCTGACCGTCAGAAATCATAGTTGACGATGTAGTTCCGCTTGTGTCTGTATTCCATCCTGTCTGCTCTTCGAGTTTACCTTGTGTGTAATCCCATTCATATGTCCAGTAGTTTGTAACAGTGACATTAAACGTTGCTGTTTTCCCACTGTACGAAACTGTGATCGTACTTGTACCAACCGTCAAGGTTCCACTCAATGCATACGATGTAATAACTCTGCTTGTGCTGTCAGAATAATGAGCCGTTACAACAAGATCGCTTTTCAAAGAATCAAGGGAATCTGCGTTGTATACAGTACCGCTTTGCGTATAAACAGCTGTAATATAGGAAAGATTTGTCGGAGGATATAAGGCATCATGAACTGCATCAATATACACCTGTCCAAGTGGATTGTCGTCTTTGAAAGCAACATATTTAATAAAGTCATCAAGTGCTGATTTTAATTCTTCTGACAATCCACCTTGATTTATCTGCTCTTCTAAATCGCTTATTTCGCTCTTTAACTCTGTAAGTTCGTCACCTACAGCCTTAGCATCAGCAGCTACTCCAGACATTGTCAGTGTTGGATCAACCGTTCCACCGTACTTGCCACCATCCGTCCATGCTGAGCCGTTGTAGTAATACCAGTCACCTTTTGTATAACCAGTCTCAGAACCTGCATAAAGGTAGACTTTTCCTTCATCAGTCATCTGTGAAGCGAGTGTGACTACCGCAGGTGCTCCAGAGCCTGCGATGGCAATGGAGTTGATTGCTTCCTGAATGAGTGACAGGTCGGATGCTGAGAAGTCAGCGTTGTCACCGGGCTTCGACTCGACTTCGACATAGAAGTTCGCTGTGCCGTGTGTATCGCCGTCAATAAGCAGTTCAAAGATTGCTCTGCCTGCAACGGCTGTCATCTGTTTTGTTTCATTGATTACTACCCTTCCTTCGGAGTCAACTGAACCTGTGTTAATGATGCCAAGGTTATCAGCCTTGATTCCGACAATTGCTCCCGAAGAAGGTTCGTACTTCACTCCTAACTGAGAGTAAAGTGTGAATACCCACTGCTCACCGTGGTCATACTGGTTTGCACTGATGACTAACGGAGAAGCAGATCCGGCATTCAGAAAGAGATTAAAATACCGTGTGATCATAATCCATCCCTCTTAATATGTATATTCAATGTGGTCAACACCTGCACCGATTCTGCGGATATATACCTTCCGCTGTCTGAGGTTATAGGAAATGACCGACACTGCCTGCTCTGTGATTGTTCCTTCTGCTCTGTCTGTTAAAGAAATACCGGGATACCAGTTCGTGTTATCCAGTTTGTCGCAGATTAAAGTAGTGTGCTGGAAACCGCTGATTTTCTCTGAGAGATCAATGTGCTGATGTCCACAGAAATAACCGATGATGGTTCCTGTACACTCATTGATAGCGTTAATAACGGCTGTTCCGTTCGTTACGTTTGATGTAGTAACACCGCCCATCTGAGCGAGTGTGACGTGTCCGAAGACCATCAATGACCATGTAGAAGGAATCAGCACAGCCTGTTTGATGAAATTGATTTGGTTGTCTGCCATGGTATATTCAGCATTACCATCCGAGGTATTTAAAAACAGGTATCGTACCTGTCTTACAGAATCATCGAAATAGTAATAGATATCCGAAGGAGATCCGTACAACCACTCTTTATCAGCAAGGAAGTCGTTATAGATCAAATCTGTAGCTTCTTGAGTCTTGCCACCCCTTCTTTCGTGGTTGCCGAACAACGCATAAGTAGCTCCCTTATAACCATTCGTGAGAAGCGGATTTGTATAGGTTTGGTATTCTGCCTTAACCCAGTCACCGTTTGAATAGTCACCGCCTAATACGAGCATGGAAACATTTGCGTTTGCCATGAGATAGTTAGCAATTCCCTGTGAATGCTGTTTGTTTCCGCTTCCGTGAGGGTCAGTGATAAAGACAATGTTTTCCCAGTCATTTGATTGACCGTTAATCAAATCTGTTACCGTCTGCACTCTGCTCTGGAAGTAGGAAGTAACATCACTGATTAATGATCCCGGAGGAATCATCACTGCGCTTGTCTGTTTTGCAGCCTGTTCACTTGCGATGTCAGTAATTGTCTTTGCAATGGTAACTTTCCTGTCACCAAGTTCGATACTTGTATACCGCTCATTCAGGACATCGAAGTTTGTCTCGATGACTCGCAGTTCATAATCTTCATTACCGTACAGTGTATGTACAGAGTCACCAAGAACAACTCTCTCAAGGGGAGCAAGGTCTTTGTATTCCTCAGTTGCTGACAGAGGAATAAACTTAACCGTCATTGATTCAAGATGAACTTTACCGATATTATTTTCGGCAGCATACCTGTCTATGTAATTGGTCAGCTGCTTTGCAGTGGGCTGATTTTCAAACTGGCTTGTGCAGTCGAGAATCTTGAACTTATCTCCGTAGAACTCGTTTCCTCTATCTCTCGGATCAAATTCAACATACATCACCATTGCTTTCGTCAGCATGTTGTTTTTAAACCAATATCCGACAATTCCGTTATAGGCACTGTCAGTAGCTTTAATGTTGACGAAAGATTCAAGGTTCTTGCCGTATGCAATTTTTACACCGTTGTCAGCTCCTCTTCTCTTAAGCAGTTTCACTCTGAAATTACTGAATTCCAGTTCACAGCGGAACATCTGCAATAAAGAGCCATCCTCACCGCCTAAGCAGTTGCGGATTGAGCGAGGAACTTTCGTGGTGAAAGTCGATGTTGAATTGGCAAGGTCTGTTTCAAATGTGAAGTTATGTTCTCCGATTAAACACCTGTGTTTGAACATCCACAGAATATTGCTGACACCTGTAGCGGTGAACTCCGGCATCGGATAACCGCTTAAGTCATAGGAGATATGCTGTGCTTCAACAATCATGTCATTGCTTATAAGCGAGTCAGTAACCTTGCTGATTCTGAATGCCTGTGAAACAGTAGGATCTTCATCTCTCACCTTTGCGAGAATGATGTTTCTCGGCAGAATGTATTCAGCATGAAGTCCTGTTTTCGGATATGTCATTGTAAGCGTAAACTCACCGTTTAACTGCTCCTTAACGATGCATGACTTGGCATCAGCAAGTCTGCCGTAGCCGTTGTTCTGAAAAAGTTTCTCATCACCTTTATAAAGTACAGGGATCATATCTCGAACCACCTCGGCATTACTTCAATGACATTGCCTGCCGTCAGCGTGTACAGTGTGTTTTCGCCTACGTTCAATGTAGGAAATACACCGTTGAACTTGTTGTTCAGATTAACGAGTGCACCGTTCTGTACCGTGTATACATCCACGGTTTCACAGTCAACATCGACATAATCGTAGGAACCTGTACCGAGCAGATTGAATGTAACTCCGTTGCACATAATCAAACCTGTTCCGTGGATTCTGATTAATGGTTTGGCTGGCTGAAGTGTCGGATTAAAAATCTTGGCAGGGTTTGAAACCGATGTGCTTTCAAACGTAAGCCAGTTCTCGCCCTCTTTCAGCCATCTCTGAGGGTTACATCTGAATGAGATGGTGAATGAACCGCTCTTATTGAATGAGCCTGTCTGTGGCTCTACAAGACCAAGGAAAAGAGCCTTCCGAAAGTGGTAAGGCTCTTTGCTTGTCTCTAATCTCTGATATCCGTTGAGACTGTTCAAGTACTCTGTGAGTGCCCGATAATTCTCAAGGAAGTTATTTCTGATGAAGCACGGAAAATCGATTGTCTGATCTTTATAGCGGTTATTGAATACACTCAAATCACCGCTTCTACCGGGAATGGAGATAATCTCATAGTCCTTTTCGGGAGTGCCGAAAGATTTGCTCCCATCGAAGAATGTATTAAACTCTGCGAATGACTTACCGCCATAAACTAATACATCTCTCATGCGAATACGCTCCTTTCTCCGTTAATCATGCTGACTAATCTGTCAGCAATCATGTTTGTCAATCCATCAGGATCATCGACATTTCCGTTGACTGTCATATTAATTGAAATAGGTGCTGAAATAGACTTTGTGTTATTTACCACACCGCCTGTTTCTGGAAGATATGAACCGAATGCAAGACCGCTTGAAGCTGATGTTCCGAGTCTCTGAGCAATTCTGTTCATCATCGGCATACCTTCATCCAAAGCGTTTGCAAAGCCTTCTACGAAGTAGCGACCTGTCTGATATGTCAGCTTTGAAGGTGATGATACTTCGACCGAGCCGTTCAATGCATCCAAAGCACGTTTGCCTGCAATAGAAGCAGCTTCTGTGGCAAGGTGTCTGTACTTGGTGATGCCGTTGGCAAAACCAAGCATGAAGTTATATGCCGTGTCATCAGCATCGATATTCATAGCTTCCTTGACACCTTCAGCAGTTTCTTCGGCAGACTGTACAATCTTTTCACCGCTCTGTTCAACCTTCTCTGCTGATTCTTCTGCTTTATCGCCTGTTTCAGCGATCTTGTTTCCGTAGAAATCAATTTCGCTCTGTGCGTTCTTCATTTCGGCTTTGTTGTCCCGTATAGCCTGAGAAACAGTATCAAGAGCATTTTTGGCTTCACTGTAGTTCAGTGTCGCTTCGTTGTATCTCTTGTACATCTCATCGGTTACAGGAAGGCTCTTCTCTTCAGCTTCTTTAATCGCACGTTTAGCATCAACAGCTTCACGCATTGTGGTGTTGAATTTTTCGAGTGCTTGGCTCTGCTGTTCAGTGAGCTGTTTATCGAGCATCTGATGCTCTACCAGTCTTTGGGTGGCTTCAGTCAACTGCTGTTGATAAACTGCTGCGAGTGCCTGTTTCTTATATGCTTCGACTGTGCCACCGATTGCTGAACTGAGTTTTCCGTTCTGATCAATCAATAACTGAAGATCATCGTATGAAATACCTAACGCTTCAGCAATCTCACCTTTGAGAACTTCTGCCAGTTGCTCGTTGCCTTCCTTAACTTCGCCTGTTTCGGTGCATAAGTTATCGTACTGTCTTACAAGTTCCTGAACGTAGGCAACGTTATTCATCACCTCAGTGGTTTCACCTTGCATCGATACCTTGAAGTCTTGGTGAGCCTGTCTCAATTCATCGACTCTTGCAATGGCTGTTTTTGCTTCTTCTGACAAACCGAACTGCTTTTCACGAAGAAGATCCTGTTCTTTCGCAGCCACCTGTACGGCAGTTGCCATTGCAATAAGTCCACCAGTTGCCAATGCAATCAGCGGAATGAATGAACCTGTACCTGTAAGCACTGCACCGATGTATTTGATTAATTTACCGCCAACCTTGATAACGGGACCGATAGAAGCTGCGAGCGCAGCATTCTTAATGATGATTTCCTTTGACTCCGGCTGAAGTTTAACGAAAGCATCAGTCAGTTCAGTAACCTTATCAGTTGCCTTCTCAAAGCTAGGCATGACCATTTCAAGCATGCTGTCACCGAGGTCAACCGCAGTATTCTTTAATTTGTTAACTGCTCTTCTTGCTTTGAGTGACGGTGTCTCCATCACTTCCAAAGCCTTGTTGACCTGTCCGGCTGAATCCCTCACTCTGCCAAGTTCGTAGTCAAACAAACCAAAGTCATTATTAACGAGTGAAGCAACAGCCTGTGTAGCACGGACATTTCCAAACAACCTCTGGAATTCTTCGGTGTTGTTCCCAGCTTCTGCATAAAGGATTCTCAAAACATCGGAAAGACTGTTCCCTTCCTTCATCAACTGAGCAAAGGATTTTCCTGTCTTTTTATCGAGGATCTTGGCAACATCGGAAGATTCTTTTTCAAGTTCTGTGAATACCGCTCTGAGGAATGTTGTAGCCTTTTCGGTTTTAACACCCTGCTTGGTCATGGTTGCATAAGCAGCTGCGATTTGGTCAAGTCCGACACCGTAGTTTGAAGCCATAGGGATGATAATACCCATGGATGAAGCGAGTTCATCGATGACGGTTTTACCATCGTTCTGAGTCTTCAGCAAAATGTCAGAAATCTTTGCAGCATCTTCTGCTTTCATGCCATAAGCGTTAATGACAGTAGTCAAAAGGTCTACTGCCTTCGTAGTCGTTGTGAAACCTGCTCTTGCCAGTTTCGTGGCATCCGTCATGAAGTCTACTGCCTTGGTAGAATCGACTGATGCAGAAACAGCTTGGTATGTTGCTTCCGTTAAGTCATCAAGACTGAAACCTGTCTGATTTGATAACTCGACAAGTTCCTGTCTCATCTTCTCCATCGGTTCTGCACCGTCAATAGCAATGGTGTAAATCTTCGCCATGCCATCTTCAAAGTCAGACGCAACCTTGACGGAATATGTGCCTAATGCCAACAGCGGTGTAGTGACATACTTTGTCATGATGTCACCGAACTGTTCCATCTTCTCGCCAACACCGTCGAATGTTTCTCCCCATGCTTTCAATGCGGAGTTTTCACTCAATTCGTTGTTGAGATTGTTAATCGCCGTCTCGGTTTCAGTGACCTTCTGTGTATACTCAGCGGTTTTCATGGATGCTTCATGAACAAGTCTTGCCTGCTCATCTACTGCATCGTTAAGGATTCTCACCTGTTCGGAATCTCTGCCGTACTGTCTTTCAGCATCAGCGAGTTTCTTTAACAGTTCCTCATAAGCCTTCCGCTGTTTCTCTTCTGTTTGAATGGCTTCGTTTTTAAGCCGTCTGTTTTCAACGAGTACACCTGCTTCTGCCGAAATCTTCTGCCGAATGTTCTCGGTGGCATCAGATGCCCGTTTGATGGCTGAAGTAAACCTGTCATAAGATGACTCAGTTTTCTTCATTTCGGAATCAAGCTGTGACACCTGATTCTCATATTTCTGAAGATTACGAGTGTGTTCAACTGTTTTTCTGCTGAATTCCTCGACAAAGTTAGGTGCTTTCGCAAGTTCCTTCCGCAGATTTTCAAGTTCAACTTCTGACTGAGCGACTTTGGCTTTCCACTCTTGCATGGTCTGTCCAGACCGATGCACATCCACCTTAAGGTTTTCATATTCCTTGGAATCGTCAGCAAGCTGTTTTCTTAACTGAGCATAAGTCTCAGTAGCACCCTTAACAATTGCATCGTTATCACCATACTGCGCTCTCAATGCTTCCAGCTTCTTGCCCATTGAATCGAGCATCTGCTGTTCTGAAGCAACCGCATTCTTGTACGCTTCAACAAGCATGGTCTGCTCACTGTATTTCTGAGCAGCTTTTTCATGAATGGTGATATTATCCTGTACTACCTTCTCCTGTACGGAAATCTGCGAGTTTAACTTTTCCTGTACTTTCTGATTTCTTGTCAGAGCATCATCATTTTTGCTGAAAGTCGCAGACAGTTTGTCTATTTCAGCACGATAGCTTTGAGTTTCCGCAATAATCTCTTTTAAAGAAGCACGGAATTCTCTTTCGCCTTTAATACCGATTACCGGACCGATACTTACTGCCATAATCGCTCCTTTCTACATGATGTCAAAAAGGATCTGCTCCATTGAGAGTTTTTCCTTCTTCTGCTTTGCTCCGGCATCAATGGCAGAGCAGGCGAGCATATCCATCATTTCCCCATAAGGAGTGACGAGTACCTCTGCCTTGCTCATGCCTAACTTTCTGCCGTAATAGATAAACCAACTCAGATTTAATCTGATGTTTCGTTTATCCTTCTTTTTTTTTAGGTTCTTCGACTTCAACCGTGATCTTGTCACCGATCCACGCTTCAGTTGCTTCAGCGAGGAGATTGTTAAACTCATCCTCGGTCAAAGCCATTAATTCTTCTTTTGTGAGCGGATTTGATACATAATCCTTATCCGCATATTTCTGTGCCATTTCGTACCCTGTATTTAGGGCAATCATAAATGTCATCCAGATATCATTCAGTTCAAGCGTACTGCCTGTATTCAAAGCTGTTGACAGCTTATTGATGTTCTGTGAAGGGCATACCTTGGAAATTTCCGAGATAGCCCACACAGTGCGCAGAAACTTGACTTCTCTTCCGTGTACAATCATTCGGTTAAAGTCCTTCCTTATTTAATTAAGAAGCGAGGAGTGCTGCAACAACTGCTGCAGCGTTTGCTTCGGTTGTCTGCTCAGAGCCGATTTTTCTCCATGCGTGATGAGTTGTGTCATCACGGAAGATTGTTGCTGTCAGCTCAGATGTCTGCCAGTCGATTTCTTCTTCCTGTGTCGCAGCTTCAAGACCATCGACTGCGAACTGTACCTTTGTCAGTACATACGGAATGTAGGATGTGACACCTGCTTCCATGACACGAACGATGAAACCGACACCGCAGTACGGGATTACCTGTCTGTCATCGTAAACAAGAGCAGTTGCTCCAGTAACTCCAGTGACATCTTCTGCTGTCGGCAGACCCTGAATGTCTTTTCTTGCATCGTCCTTCAGACCGTCAACATTGAATGTTGCAGTACCGCTTGAGAACAGACCGCTTGCGCTTTCTGCCTGTACGTTGTCTGCATAGAAGATGTTTGAATCAGCAGTATCGATATCAAGGGAGACATCGACACCTCTTGCAAGTGGCTTGACTTCGCCATATTCGCCATTTGCACTCATGACTGCGTAAACGGGTAATGAATAGCCTGTAATAACTCTTCCGTTAGCCATATTTCTTTCCTTTCAAAATAAAAAAAGACAAGTCACATCTTGTCTTTGTTGAATAACTTATCGACCTGTTTATCGAATTCTTCTTCAATAGCTTTGATGGTTGCCTGCTCATACTGGGCTACCGTATTATCCATAAATGGTGTTTTCCTCAAGAATGACGTACCGCTGTTTATGGAACGTGCAATCATAGCGTTCGGCTGACCTTTCGGATATTTCTTGGTAATCACGTCATTGTATCCGTCAAAACCAAGTTTTACGTTTAAGCCATACTTGCCACGCTTGATGCGAGCGATACCGTATGACTCCATAAGTCCATCCTTTTGTGCCTGTGTAAGACCGTTTCTTCTGCTACCATGATGTCTTCTTGAATCGACAGGAATGGTTTTGACAGCTTTGCCAACAGCATTACCGAGCAACTTGCCACCTTTATAGATTGATCGACCTAACAATCTGTCTAACTGTCTGTTAGTGATTGTGCACAGTTCAATGAATGTGTCTACCTTGTCATTCTTCAGTTCAGCCATAAAGAGTCCATCTCCATTCGTAATGAATGAGATTTGTGTCATCTTCAAACTGTACAGAATTGATAGCCCATGACAGGTTTTCGACACCGTTCATAGCATCTTGAATAAGGTCGATATTTGAATCGTATTCAGTTAAAGTGAAATAATCGACAGTACCTCTGATACCCTGCTCCGCTTTATGGTTATTCGCCTGAAACCCAACGTCTGTATCTTCTTGCCATACACAATAAGGGGCATCAGCACCAAATCTCCAGTAATGGTATACCTTCAGATTTGGCACAGATGTCAGTGCATCGGCAACCTTTTTCAGCTTAGTTTGGAATGACATCGAAGTTTTTATCCAGCCTTTCGCATGAAATAGTTGTGTACTTCAGATTTGTATTTTCTTCGATAACGTGAGAAACCTGCCGGATGATCAACTGATCTCCGAGATATCTGTCTCCCACCACGACATACATACCTGCTCTTACCTTGGGATCATGGTGAATATAAGCTAAGAGGTCAACTCTTTCGTTGACCCCTTTTGCTTCGTACTGTCTGTGCATGCCGATTGTACGTTCCTGATACCAATGTTTATTGATGGGGAACAGTACCTGCCTGGGCATGCTTCCGTTTTCTGCGATGTTTCTTAACTCGCAGATGAACATCGTACCAGAATCAAGAATCATCCTTGACTTTCTCTTGGAACAGCCTGTTATTCAAGTTAATGCGGAGCATTCTAGGCATGTTCTGAATGTAATACGATGTATATTTTGAGCCTGTTGTCTTACGTTTATCATAGAGCCACATGGCATACATGACCTGTAAGGTAGCATCACCGATGGTATCTTTAAGAGTGATACCTTCTCTTGTGATGAACTCCTGTGCAGTGTCGATATACCATTTCAGTTCAGTTTCCTTTGCCTTCTTGGCATCTGCATCCATGAAGTCTGTGATAATTTCAAGACTTTGCTTGAGCATAGTCAACAGGACATCATCTGTGTATGTTGCCATGCTAGCTCCTTTCAAAATTAAAGGGAGTCCGAAGACTCCCTATTGGATTAAGCGTTTGCTGTGTCCTGTGCGAACTGTACTGCACCAGCGGAAATGTCGGTGTTGTTGATGCCGATGGCTGCAAATGCTTCCGCAATAACGGGCTTTCCGTCATAGCGAGCGGTTGCCTTGTAGACGAGCTGATCGTTGAGGAAACGTACATGTTCGGATTCAGCGAATTTTGTTCCTGCACGTTCAGCCATCAGATAGTTCTCGAAGTAACCGACAACGATGATGTTGTCAGGCATGAAGTCGAGCAGTTCAACTGTGCCACCAACGATAGGCATTGTGTTTCCCATACCGGAAACGATTGCACCCGCAGCGTTGATGCTAATTGCTTCAACCTTGAAGGTGGTGAATGTCTTCTGATTCATGACCCATGTCAGACCGTTCTTTGCATACTTAGTGGAAACGTTGCCGAGGATTGTGACGATGTTCTTGAACAGAGCGATGTCCTTGGAATTTGCAGCAGTGATCTTCACGATGTTGCTTGTATGCAGGTCTGCCCATGCTCTCTCAGTTGCGGAATAACCGGAAGGCTGAGATGTCTGTGCAAGACGAGTAACGATGCCTAACGGCATGTTTGTGTTTGTGACTGTGACAGCACTCTCGCCTGTGCCTACTGTGTAGGAGTTGCCACCGTACAGAATAGCCTTATCGATACCGAGACCGATTGCCTGTCCGAGTGCAGACAGAATTTCATTGGCAAGATCGATGTCAGAGTCTTCGTAGTTCGCCACGCAGATAGCGTAGAAACCGGAAATCTTGTAACAATCCACAGATACGTCATTAAATGTCAGTGACAGTTCGTTCAGATTTGCACAGCATTCTGTCCAGATTGCTTCCGGAACATTGCCGACAACGAGCATGCGACCTTCACCGCTAACTCTGCGGAGATTGACATGCTTCAGCAGCTTGGAGTAGCCTTCGATGTTCTGTCTGAGAATGCCCAGAAGAACAGTCGGAATTGTCAGACCGACATTTGTGATGGCTCTCTTCTGCTTCATAGCGGAACGGTATTCACCGAGCCATGCCTTCACATCGTCCTGTGCGAAGATTGCGGAACGTGTCTGTTCATCCATGTTCGCAAAGAAATTTCTCTTGTTCATTTCGATATGTACCTTTCTTTCTTCAGCCTGTTCAACAGGGGTTTCGGGTTCGGCTACAGGTGTTGTGTCCTGTGCTTCTTCCTCTTTTGCGAGATCTTCTTTTAAACTGGCGATCTCATCTTCCAGTGCCTTCTTTTCGGCTTCGTGCTTTTCCTTGTCGGAATTAAAAAGGTCGATTTCTTCACCGACCGTTTTTGTTTCCTCTTCGGATTCAGCTTCTTCGATTGCCTTTGCAAGTTCGGATTCTCTTGTCTGCATCTCCGCATCTTTCTCAAGGAGTGCATTCAGATCCTTTGTACGAAGGTCAATCTTTCTTTTCAGCATCAGTGCCTTCAGTGCCATCTGATTTCCTTTCTAACTTCTTGCGAAGTTCCTGTTTGCGGAGTTCAAGTTTCCGCTTTTCGTGAAGTTCCTTTTCCTTGCTTCTTGAAGAGATATTTGTCTCTTGATAAGCGGGAAAAGTCACCACGGAGCATTCATACAGTTTCACCTTCTTGATAGTCCAATGAACAGAACCGTCCTCTCGGTAGTCCGCTTCCTCATCGAGAATATCGAATCCAAAACTTGCTTGGTTAACATCACCACGGTCAACTCTTGCGACTGTGTTCATAGCATCCTGATCTTTCGGATTGATCATGACCCTACCCCACAATCCATGTTCGTCCTGTCGGACTTCAAAAGTGTGTGCTGTGGTTCTTCCCAAAACCAGTCTTGTATCGTGATCGGTTAAACACCGAATGTCTCCGCTTAACGTGTCATCGAATGCTCCGGGAGCAATTGACTCTGTCATGCCCGGTGCAATCTCATAAATGGAATTGAAGACTGACCAATACCCCTCAAGGTATCTGTTTCCGTCTTCATCCCTCGTTACGAAACTGGCAGGCAATGCTCTAGTTTGTCTGCTTCCAATTTCTGCGATATTCATATCAATCTCCGTTCTGCAGCAGTTTCTTCTGATCTGCCACTTTGTCCAAAGGAATGTAATTTTCTAATACCTTCAGCTCATCGAGTCCTTCCATAGGGTCAAGTCCGAGTCTGTCTCTGATTTCATTGCCGACTACAACACCTCTGTCGTACAGTGTGCCGAAGACCTGTGAAATCGTGACCACATCCCAGTCGAGAAGGTTCAGTGTGTTGAACTTCAAGTACCAGTCTGGATTCACAATCAGCTTGCGTGTCATCTCCTGTGCCAGCTTTACACACAGCGGTCTGACCTTGTTTTGAATGAAGGAATTCCATGCTTTTTGGTTGTACTCACCGATACCTAATAAAAAAGGTGGCATGCCGAAAATCGATGCTACCGTTCGTTTATCAAGTTCAACTGTGTCTTTAATAGCCAAGTCAGCAAGGCTTAAAGGTCTTACCTGTTCGACTTGGAACTGTTCACCGGGAATCAGCCACGGTTCGCCTACCTGTGAAGACCGTACATAATCGTCAAGAATCTTCTTTCTGCCTTCTGGAGTAGAGAACTCATCAATCATTGCATCCACTTTAACGATGATTGACGGCTTCCATTTGCTCTCCATGAAGCCTTTCTCCGTGACCGATGCCTGTTTAAGGTTATTCGCCAAATCTTTGAGCGAAACATCTAAACCTCTGCCTTTCCATAAATAATACTTATCGGGATTCAATCTGAAATGAAGCACCGTTGAAGGATCTCTAGGCTTGCCGTCAATCAAGATCTTGTAATCCCTTCGGCTCATTCCGTCTGACATGAAGGAAACTCTGTCAGCGGAAATCGGTTCAAGTGATCTCAGCAAGCCATCCCATGTGTGCGGTACAACAACTGCATTGCCTTTGCCGTACAACATGAGAGTCATGACTATTGCTTCCATCCATTCCGAACGGTTCATGTTGATTTCTGGAGTGATATCAATCTGCCGTGATAAGGCATTTGTGATACGCACATCTCCATTCTTTGTGTTTGCCATCAAATAGATGGTCATGCTCCCGATTAATTCAGCATACGTTCTGCATGCCGTCATAATGTCAGGACACTTGTCTAGGGATGTATATTCCCCTGCGCAGAGATTCTCGAAATCACTGCCGAGTACATAGGCTACCTTCGGCTTTTCGACAGGAACGTCCGAGAAGTCATCTCTTTTTTGTCTTCGTTTCTTGCTCATCCGAAGAAACCCCCTACCTTTGTCTGTCTTTCTTCACCGTTCAGATATGCAACACAGGCAAACACGCTTGCATCGAATAAGTCGATACGGTGATTCGGTTGCACCTTTTCGTACTGAATGGCATCGTCCGTCTTCTCGATTGCTCTGACATTCGATACACAATACTCATACGCTTCCGAGTGCATGTAATATAACTGTCCGTTCTTTACGGAGTGTTCAATATGTCTGAAGCCCTGTGACTTCAGATAGAAATACTGCGGTATATCCTTAACTACAAATCCAGCTTTCTTCATTAACGGGAAGTACTCTTCCCCTGCGAACTTACGGTCATGTCCGACCATTGAGATTCTGAATCCCATCTTCCGCATATCGATGAACCACTGAACAATGTCACCCATGTTCACTGTCGGTGAGTTGCACATTGTCAGCCATCCTTCATCCATCCAACCGAAAAGAGGTATACCGTCCTCATCGGCTTTAACATGTGCCTGTGTTACAGGAAAGAATGCATGAGTGATGACTATATCAACACCCTTGTATTGTCCGTACAGGCAAGCTGCGGTTAAGTCATAAGTCCTCGACAAGTCTGCACCGCCATACCACCGTATCGGCAGTTTTGACAGCTCATCAAGTGTCCATTTGTACTGCTGATCGCTCCTTCTGAATTCTTCGATATCGAACCATGCTTTCATGGCTGAAGTGAATACATTCAGTTCCTTTGCGAAGAAGTCTTTTCTCTGCTGTGGATCGTTCTGAGCCTGCAATGCAGAGTTGCGGATTTCTTCTGGACGAATGGTGACTCCGTACCCCGGATTTGCCATCTCATGTACCAAAGGATTTGTGTAGTCGATTTCGCCGTTCTCATCGGGATTCGCACAGCACATAAAAATGAAGTACTGCTCGTCCTCAATAGTTCCATCAAGAACCTGTCTGCAATACTTCAGTCTTTGACCTAAGAATCCCTGTTCATCATCTCCGGCAGTCGTGATCGCCAATAAAATCTTGTTGGTGTATGCCTTCATTGCTTCCTTAAACAGGTTGTACTGTTTCGGCGACTTTAAGGCATGGACTTCATCAACAATACAGATATTCGCATTCAGCGAGTCTTGCTTATCGGGAGATGCTGCGAGAGCACGGATGAAGAATGAGCCATCATCCAGAGAAGCACTCATTGAATGCTGATTGTTGTTATCAGTGATAGCAACACATCCACCGTGCTTTTTGTCTTCGCCCATCCGCTCGATGTTGTACTTCAAGAAGTTGAACGTTTCCAAAGACTGAATCAGAGCTGCGGAAGCAACATAGCATTTGCTACCGCTCTGTCTGAACAGGATTGAAAGCGACCAAGCCAAAGCAGCGATGGTTGCTGTTTTTCCGTTCTTTCTTGGAATGAATACAAGCGACTCGTGAAAGCGAAGATTGTCAGTACCTGCGATTTTAAAACCGACTAGGTTGTAGATAATAAACTTTTGAAAAGGTGAAAGTAAAAACGGCTTCCCCCGTAAAGGAACACCGTCTAATGTTTCGCCCTGTTGGTGGCATAGAGTTTTTTCAATGACATTGATGCAGAACTCGGGATCTTTCTTTTTCATCTCAAACCGCTCATCTTTAAGATCACGATAGAATCTATCGACAGCCTGTTTGAGTTCTTTACATGCAATCTTCCGTCCGCTACGGATAGAAGATGCATACTCCATTACTTCATCCCAATGTTTACTCATTTGCCAATGCTCTCAGCAGACTTGTAAGCCCGGCACTCTTTTGTTCCTGAGCCTTGTCGGCAGAGAATACCTTTTTCAATCCACTTGGTGTCAGACCTAACTGACCCCAGTAGTTGAGAGCATCCTTTTCGCATTCCTGAATAATCGTAAGTAATGGATTCTTTGAAAGATTCACTGCTCCTCGATCTGAAGTTTTCTGAACCATCAGCAATGAGCCTTCACTTCGCCATTGCTTAATCGCCATATCTCTTCTTTCGAGGATGTCCGACAGAGTGTCAATGGCTGCAGAGTAGTACTCTTCGTACACACCTGCGTTCCGCATGCATTGCTCTATAGCCTTTTTCCATGCACCTTTCTTCACACTCTCTCACCTCGCAATACCACACACTATCATTTTGCACCGTTTTATTTTGCCAATTACGGCAGATTGTTGAACTTCCAACCTACTTCCGCACCCCTTTGACCACCCCTCTCGCCCCAGTTTTGAGGGGGCTTTTCACGGGGAAACCCCCAGAGAGGGAAAACAT